GATTTGTAGTACTCAAATGCGTCTGCCATATTGGTAGTAACCCAAAGAGCGACTCTCATATACATATGTTGTGGTCTTTCAACTACTATACCATTTGGTCTTTTCAACAAATACATTTCTTGTAATGATCTCCAAGCAAAGTAATCGAAGTTATAATCATTTTCATGATTAATAGCCGCGTCAATAGTATCTTCACCGTACTCTTTAATGGTTTCAATTAATTTTTCATTAATGATTCCATCTTCGTAAAGTTGCATCATTGTTTGTGAAAAACTTTCATTAGTTTCTTTATGGTATGAGGAAATTGCAACACTCGCAGCCAATCTTGAGTAATCGTGGTGACTACCTGTATACGAAGCCGCAATCTCATAAACTAATTTATCAAGTTCTTTTGTGGTTACCTCACCTTCTGTTGGTACAGAAGTGATCACTTTAATGAAAATTTCGTCAGAGTTAACATTCAAACCTTTAGAGGCTCTCTTAACTCTGTTGTAAATTTTTTGAGGATTAAATGATACACTTTCTCCTCCTCGTTTATTTATTTTTAATGACATATTCCAAAAATTAAAAGTCGTCTGTAAATGTTATTGTTTCATTCAGTTTTGCTTTCTGATACTCCATAGTACGTGATTCAAAGAAATTACCTTTAGTTTCAACAGCGATTTGCTCCATAAACTTAAACGGTTGTTCTACATTGAACTCTTTACTACATCCCATCTTAACAAGTAGTCCGTCAACTACAAATTCAAGATATTGTTTCATTAAGTTTGAGTTCATTCCGATCAAAGAAACTGGAAGTGATTCTGTGATGAATTCTTTTTCAATTTCTAAAGCCGAAAGTAAAATCTCTTTAATTCTTTTTTCAGAAGGTTTATCCTCTAAATGATTGTTTAATAAGTGAATTGCAAAGTCACAATGTAAATTTTCATCTTTAAAGATCAATGAGTTAGCATTACACAAACCTTGCATAATCCCTCTTGATTTCATCCAGAAAATAGAACAGAATGAACCTGAGAAAAAGATACCTTCAACAGCAGCAAATGCAACTAATCGTTCTGCGAATGATGCCTTTTCAATCCATTCCAAAGCCCATTTAGCTTTTTTCTGAACTGCGGGTAGTCTATCAATTGCGTTAAAACATTCATCTTTTTCCTTTGGGTTATTAATGTACGTATCGATCAACAACGAATACATTAATGAGTGAATGTTCTCCATCGCCAATTGGAATCCGTAAAAGAATTTAGCCTCAGGGTATTGTACTTCTCGGTAGAAATTTTCCGCTAAGTTTTCGTTTACAATGCCGTCAGAAGCTGCGAAAAATGACAATACGTTTTTGATAAAGTATTTTTCGTTATCAGTTAAATTTTCCCAATCTCTGATGTCATTAGTTAAATCCACCTCTTCTGCCGTCCAAAACGCCGCTTGGTGTTGTTTGTAAAATTCCCATATATCATTATGTTCGATAGGGAAGATGACGAACCGACCAGGATTTTCTACTAGTATTTTTTCCATTTTTATAAATTTACTTATTTTGTTAATTTGATTGTGTTTCTCTTTGTTTTCTCTTTTCTAAGAGTTCCTTGACTCTTTGTCTTTGTCTTTCTTCTTTTTGTTCTTCAAGACCTAAGAACGTCATTGAGCTTTCAGTATCTATCTCAATCATTGCGTTATCAAACTTACAGTTTTCAAATACAACACCATCATCACCAATACGTGATTTTGTAATTGCAATTGTTGCCAATTTCATTTCTTTTTGTTGTAATGTCTTTGCAACTGATATAATAACGTGACCCACTTGAGCCTTTTTAATTGATCCACCCATTTGATCTGTTGTAACAACTTCGGAAGATATTGAAGATCTGTTACCTTGAGTTGCGGTCCAACCCACAATATTCATTTCGTGACACATTGCTTCAAATGCTCTCATCACTGACCCTTCACTCTTCCATTCATCACCCAAATTTTTGTCAGGGACAATACAATCGATATAATCTAAAACAATCATATCAACTTTAATCCCATCAGATACCATTTTTCTAATTTGATTTTTGATTTGTAACATCGTAATAGTATCGGATGGTAACTTTTTCATTATCAATTTATTTGGCATCGATTCCTCAATTTCCCTAACTCTCTTCATAACTTCATCTTTTTTCTCTGACAAATCGTCAGGATGAACTTTCGTCCATAATGTGAAGTGTTTTCTTTGGATAACCTTTGGGTTGTCCTCAAAAAAGATTTGAAGTACATTAAAACCTAAGTTAAAAGCGTGATTTGCCATCTTGGTTAATACAGTTGACTTACCGACTCCTGTAGGTGCTAAGATAACACCAATTTCTCCTTTTGCCAAACCTCCCTTCAATAATCTATCAATACCTGGTATTCCCATAGGAATTGGGTGTCTATAATCATCTTCAAGAACTTGATCAAGGTTAGAAAACACATCTAACATGGATGTGTCTTTTGCTCCAACCTGAAGAGCTGTTTTAACCATTTCTTCAAGTGTGTCGTAGTTCTCAAATTCACCACCATCGATGATCTTTTGAGCCTTACCCATAACCTTTTGTAGTTCTTGTTGTTTACAGAACTTTAATGCCTTTTCCTGTACAAAACCCACTCCATCGATAGGTGCATCTTTAATTTTCTTAATTGTATCCATAACAATTTTAGATGCAATTTCTTGTTGTAATTCAGATTTTGTAATTTGTTCTAACGTATCAAACGACGGTGTGTGGTCATATTTCGTATAATACTCTCTAACCATTTGAATGATGATTTTGAAGTACTTGTTTTCAAAATAATTATTCTCTATCACATCAATAATTGAATGTGAAAAGTCTTTATCCACAATGATTTGATTAAGTAATTGTAACTGAAACGTATTACCTAAATACTCAAAATTTTTACCTGTCGCCATATAGTTTTCTCTTCTTTAGTAAAAATAAATAGTATTAGTTTTTGATAAATTCAGGATAAAAATAATTAAAATTTTTACCTGAAAAAATGTCAGTAAGTGATGAAAGGATGCTTTTTAACTTTGGGCGTAGGTCTACGGTGTATCTTACCTTTGGAGGGTATACTTTAGCATCAAACTCACGCTGACAAATTGTCATGTCTCCGAGCTTAATAATTAAATTAAAATTTTCCGGACCTTCTGTTATCGACGTATTTAATACATCTGGATTTTCTGAAATTTCATATTGGTTATCCAACATGTATGTTACTGATCTCATCTTAAGATCGTATTTTAACTCATTGCAAATACTTTCAATGTGATAATAAAAATCTTCAGATTTATGAGCGTTTTTATTGAAGTTTCTAACATTAAAGAATCTTTGAACTACAATGTTATCGTTACACATTAACAAAAATTCAACTTTGGTAATATCCTGTTCTTTCATTTGTTTTTTTTAATTTTTTTTGTTTCTAAAATTTGTTTTTTCTTTTCTTGTTAACTTTAAGAATGGTTTCAAAAAACTTACCCAAGCGTCGTCACCCTTAGGTAGGTATTTGAAGAATCCATCTTCCATCATCATTCTAATTAGATTTCTATGTCCTCTTCCGTCGGGATCCATCGACTCAGTGTAATATAACCTAACTAATTCTTTGTCCTCATCACTTAAGAGTGGATCATCTAAGTCGACTAGTTTTTGGTTGATTACAAAGAATTCATCACCAAAAATACCTTCTTTAGTTTTACCACTCAATAGATTCTGAAGAGCAACATTCCCCTTTTCCTCTTTAAGTAAATTAGTACTTGTACTCAAAATATAGGGTATTTGTACTAACTCTTCAAGTAGCTCAGGAAACAATTTAACCAAAGTCTTCTCACCAAGATAAAAAATCCCATCAATATTGTCGGAACTATCACCAGTGAGTATCTTTACGGTTTTAACATTAAAGTGGGGAACTTCAATATCATGTAATTTAATCTTATCCCCCAACTTATAATATTGTTTTGTGGATGGTGAATAAATTGATACTTTCTCAGAGATAAGTTGGGTTAAGTCCCTATCACTTGAGAATATGGTTTTTGTCTCATCTAATGACACTTGACAGTAATAAGCTATCAAGTCATCAGCCTCTGAGTGTTCTGTCTCTAATTGTCTTACAAACATCTCCTCGAGGTATTGTCTCACCCTTTGTTTTTGTTCCAAGAAAGCTTCTTCTTTTTGTTCTGATTTGGAAGGTCTCCGATTCAATTTGTACTTTGGGTAAATCAATCTTCTTTGTGAAGATGAGGTTTTAGAGTCCCAAAATACCACAACCTTATCATAGTTGTGTTCTTCTAAGAATTTACGAAGAGTATTTAGAAAGTGCCAAACTCCACCAACGTGTCTCCCATTGTGATAGAACTCTCTAACACCGTGAAACCCAATTTTCAATAAATTATTTCCGTCTACTAATAATGTTTTGGACACTTCCTTTAATCTTAAATGATTTCTACTCAACCTCTTCCTTTTCCGTTTTCAAATCAAAGTCACCATCAACTCCGATTATATCTTTCCAATAGTCAGCATATTCTTTCTTATACTTTTCTATTGATGCCTTTTCTTCGGTAGTATCTTTACCTGGTAAGAAACCATGTGGTGTTACAATGATTCTTCCATCTTCAAAACCAAGCCCATTAATGTGGTTTTTCATAACCGACACTTTTGTTCTTGAAGCGAACTTTACAGTTCTCTTATCTTTTGTTGCTGTGATCTTTGTTGTACCTGCACCTTTTTGATTACCAAATAAGAATACCAAAGAAGAGTTTAACCAAATTGCTTCACCACCTTTTGC